TGGATATATTGAATCATTTTCTTTGGATCATAATACCACCGTCCACCAATTTTTCTGGCAAATCCGTTTTTTTGTCCCCAATCCCTTAATGTGACGTGAGTGATCGTAATATTACACTGCTCCTTGATGAGGGATAAAGCAGCACCACATCGCAACAATTTATTTGGTCGATTTGATTTCATTTCATCCTCGAGAATATTAATGGGGGGAGACCAGAACTGATTTTTTATGATTGAGGTCTCCCCCGTTTCTCATTTATTTTTTCTTTGCTGCGCGGATCATGTTATCCTTTGTTTCACGGCAATCATTCCAAAAATCACAATCGTCACATTCCTCTAGCCGGTCGCAGTCTTTTCCAAATTTTCCTCCCGCAGGGCATTTGTGCTCTTTGTCTCCCTTGGACGATTTGGGCGATGGTTTGATTGTCGGGACGGTGGGACGTTTTGGACGTGATGAACTTGAGTCATCTTCTTCATCTTCATCTTCATCAACCTCTTCCTCCTCTGAATCCTCTTCATCCTCCTGGTTTTGTTCTGACTCATCATCCTCCTCCGGTTCCTCTAAATCCTCTTCATCCTCCTCTGAATCATTTTCTTCATCATCATCCCGTTGTGGCTTTTTTATGGATTCCTCCTCCAATCCCAAAAACACCCTTTCCAATTCATCATAGGGAAGCACTTTGAGAATGCGGTCAAGATCAAACGCATCATTCAAAATACTCTCAGGGTAGTCCTTCCGTTCTTCAAAATCAATCCGGTTGACCTTGAGGAATTTATTGCGGCCTATTGATTCCTCCCTGAATCGGCACAATAGAGTATACCCACCAGTTAGGTCGGCAAATCCTGCCCATTCCTCTTGGCCTTCCCTGATTTCCTCTTCCAATTGTTTCCCGAATGCGTGATAGCTGATTTCCCAGAGTTGGATGCCCTTTTCTTCATCATCCAAATCGATAACGTTAAACAGCTCCCGCTCCCGGGGGCGAAGTGCTTCAATGTCTTCATCGTTGGCGTCAGGATTTTTCATCAGTACAGCTCTGTTCTCGCAGATTGGACAGGGTTTTCCAATCGTTTTTGGGCAAATGTATGCTTTTTCCTCTGCGCCAATAGAGTAATGAACGAACACTGTACGTTGATACCACAATTCTCCTTTTTCCACTTCAGGATTGTTATCAACTGTCACCTTGTATGGAATAATATCTAGGCGGTGAATCTTGCGTTTTGGATCAAGCTGAAAAAATTTTGTACCGCCTTCAAGATTGAAACGGGCTCCTCCAGAGCGGTATTCACGTTGTTCCGCGCGTTTGCGGGCTTTTTCACGCATTGAAATACGGCGGGATGTTCTCTCTTCACGTTCACGTCTCATTTGTTTTTATCCTTTCTTTTATGGCTGAATTACGATTACGCCCGTTTGTATGACCGGCGCATTTGTTCCTTGATTTTGTCCCGTGTACCTTTTTTATTTACCCATGATCCATACCGTTCACCAATATTTTGTGGCTCTTTTGGCCCTGAAAAATATTCCATTCCAAAAAGGCGCACAAGATTTTCCAGAGCCACTTTCCGTTGATCCATTGCCCGGACGGCATATTGCATTAATTCCAAATCATATTCTGCCTGAATCAACATTTGGTTTTGATTTTGATATTGAACATTTTGAGCTATACGGGAGGACACTACAGCCTCAGTTATTTTCTCCCCATTGAGCGTGGCTGATGCTCTAATCTCTTGGTCTAGTTGGGATTTTAATAGATTGAGTTGATCTTTGAGCTGTTCACGCCGTTTGGAAGCTTCAGAGGCTGCCTCAGCATATTTCATGAACCGCTGTGGCTGATCTAACCACTCGCAGTCCAGAGCCATTGGATCAATCGCTAGATCATTTTGAAAATCAAATTTATCCTGAATGTCTTTTTTCAATTGTTCATCATTGCGCATCGTTTCTCTCCCTTTGTTATATTATAGAAAAAATCAATCACCGTTTATTACTTCATAACAAGACAAAATCAAATCAGCCATTCCGTTGTCGTAGAATGGCTTACGGAAGCAATCCATGACCAAAGCGGCTTTTGGATTATCTCCCTTTAATAAAATAGTTGAACAATATGCCATGACTGCCCGCCGTACCCGTTCGGGTTCTTGCTGTTTCAATCCTTGGAGAATTTTTGCAATATTTATCCAATTATTTTTTGCCATCAGCTCCCGGCATAGATCAATTGTTTGAGTTTCCAATTCCTGCTCTTTGGCCAGAATTACTTCAATGTCTTCACCTTCCAAATCAAATACCTGATCCAATAGGGATAAAGCCATTCCCAACGAACCATGAGAACGTTCGGCGATTGTTCTCAACGCTTTTGGATCAATTGCACGGTTATTATCCTTACAAACATACCGCAGGCGCTTGAATATTGTTCTTTCATCGATGGGCTGTAGTTCGATATGGATACATCTTCGAAAGATCGTCCGCAACAATTTCTGTGGATCGGTCGTGGCTAAAATAAAGATGACGTGATCAGGAGGTTCCTCCAGCACTTTCAAAAGCGCTTCTTGAGCATCAGTCGTCAGCTTGTGACATTCATCAAACAGAAATACCCTGTAAGGAGATTTCACGGGAGCCAGCCCGACAATCCGGATCAAGTTGCGGGCTGTATCAATACCTCTGAAATCTGCTGTGTTCATCTCAGTGTAGTCCGGGTTGTACGATGCCTCAGGTGAATAACTGTTCAACTGTTTGGCGATCAACCGGGCTAGTGTAGTTTTGCCGCATCCTGATGGGCCAGAAATCAAATAAGTGTGAGGTGGATTCCTTCTTGCCAAACACGATTTAACCATTTCAACTGCTGATTCATTACCGATGAAATTTTCAAATTCAGTAGGGCGTAATTGGTTGGCTAGCATGGGATTTCCTTTATTCAGTGATTTCGCCGCATACGATGCAATGATCCTCGGTGTTGTTTTCTTCCAGCTTTTTTTTGAATGACCATTCTGATCCACAGCTACGGCATGGTGATCCCAGTTTGATTTCCTTTTTGTTAGCCCAAGATTCATTTGGGAGTGATGCTTCTGCTTTGATATCGAGAGGTACGATGATCCAATCCCAAACCTTACGGATTTCTTTGGTCATAATGGTATGAGCCCAATTCATAACGCAGTTCAACTCTTCAGGAACTACATCAATAACGATGGAATCGTGGATCTGTCCTACGATCATGGAACGTAGATGATTGCGCAGGAATAGGCGTTGGAGATGGATCAGAGACCATAGTAGACAATGGAAGGCGGCGCCCTGAACGGGATAATTAATCACTTGATTGCGCCGCATTAATCCCCGGCAAATGAAACCGGTATGCATATTGACGACACCAGTTTTTTGATAATTGTCCCACATATTTTCTTTCCATTTTTTGTACACACGGAATTTTTCATTCCAAAACCGGTACTCAACAGATTTAACATGATTTTCAAAATCAGAATAGGTTTTGATTCCTTTATCGGATAAATGTTCCCGTATGGATACGCCCGTGCGGGTTTTGAGATCATACAGTAGGATTGAATTCCATATGTTTTTAGCGCAATTTGCATAATAATCCCCATAAAATTGGGCAAATACAAAACTGTTTTTAGCTGTGAACCGTAATTCGCTTGTCACATCATTTGGATTCAATAAAAACAATTCAATCGCCGTATCACGATGCATATCCCGCCCTGGCTCAGTGATCTCTTTAATCATTACTGGATCCTTGTGATAACAAGCCGCCACTCGAACCTCAAGGCCCGAATAATCCAGTTCAAGTAACATACGATCCTGACGGGGTATGATCGCCCTACGTATGATACTTCCTAATTCAGGGTTACGGTCGGGAATATTTTGAAAATTGATATCACTGCTACTTGAACGATAGGTTTGCGTAGTATGAAGATGAAAAAAATTGTGTAAAATTCCATCAACTTGTTCTTGGATAAAATTCGAGAGGTAAGTTGAACATAATTTTTTCAGACGTTTAATCTGGATCAATTTTTCGATGAATGGATGATCATTTTTTAAACATTCAATTGATTCCTCGTCCGTGGAAGGGTTACCTTTTTCAGTCATATTAACTGGTTCTATTTTCAAACGGTTGAATAATAAGTCGGCCAGCTGGGTACTACTATCCAAATTGAATTTCCTCCCATAGGATTCCATCCATATCTTGACCTCTGGTTCATCCTGAATTTGTTTTTCCAATTCACGAATTGTATCAGCAATCTGATCCAATTTTTTCTTACAATATTCCAAGTCAATACGAATTCCGTTACATTCTATCTGGCTTAATATTTCAGTCCCCTTATGAAGCAAATCATATCCACGGTAGTCAATATAGCTGATTGCTTTCATTCGATCCTCCAGTTATTCATTTGAATGCCGGCGATCAAATATTCAAACAAAGCATCTTCTCCATTGTAAATCATTAATTCATTCTTATCCAATTCCAGAATACGGTTAAAGGCATTGGCTCCTAATTCACCTTCATCCCGTTTCCCTGCTAAGAACGGTTCGATGTGAGAGGAATAATCCAATTTTCCAAGCCGGACATAGGTTTGAAATTTCAAACCCGTGATCTTGGAACGGTTATCTTCAACATGAGCAGCGATCATCGTGTCCCAATACCAACCCCTAGGAGCGGTGTCTAGAATTACACGGCTCCACGTATCTTCAAATTTCATATTGGAAGCAATTTTCAAAATGTTGCGATGACGCAAAAAAGCTTTCCAGACATTCGACAAGCCAGAATTCCACAAAAAAGAGGTGGCTTTATCAGGATTGTCGCAAATAGCAACCGATATAATTTGATGACCTTCCTTGTGAGGTTTCAAACCCGTAGTTTCATAATCGAATGCCACTGGAAACGTTTCCTTATCCGCTCTCTCTAACATAGCCTGGATCAATTTTTCTACATATTTTTGCCCAGAATTCTGACGCGTATCAATCGTTTGAATTTCATAATTCAAAATAGGAAATGGAGCACCGATAAGATCAGCTGCGCGTTTCAAATCCTGCTCCAGATAAATGGTCGATGAATAGTCACCTCCATCTTCATTCCGTTTAACAAATGATGGGTGAAACACAGGCACAACCCAACATTGATAGTCCTGATCGGGGATAGTCCAGCCTCTCCATTTGTTGATACTGAATGATTCATCCCTCCACTTGATCCGGCCTCCGAGGAAGGATTGAACCGCACTGCCGCCGACCAACAAAATCAGCTTAGGTTTGAACTTTTCTATTTCCTCAAATAGGAATACACGACAGCTATCTATCTGTAAGGTCGTTGGCGTAGCGTTGCGGGGTGGCCGGCAATTTACGGCATTAGTTTTGCGGCAATCAACATTCATGTTGATTCCTACTTGTTTCAATTTTTTTTCAAGAAAACGTCCTGAATCCCCGCAAAACTGAGTTTGACGTTTATCCTCCTCGGCTCCAGGGGCTTCTCCAACGATCAAAATGCTTTTGCGCCCATCGCCCGTGGGTTTCATTTTTGGTGTCAAACAAGACTTGTATAACCCGCAAGCATTACATCCTATTTTAACACGGTGAGATCCCCCCAGGATATGACCTGGGGGGATTTTAGGCTGTAGGATTTGAGAGTTGAAAAATCCCTTCATTTCGCCTCCTTTCTGAATACCATACAATATTCGTGGCTTTTAGTGAAACGTTTGAATTTGATTACATCCCGGATGAAAGCACAAGAACGTTTCAAATCGACAATATAAATGGCGTGAATCACAAAACCAGCCTTTTGAAATAGATTGATCAAATCAGAATGATAAGCAAAATATGTGTTATTTTTCACAAAATCATTTACAAACCAACAACAATACGTGTTGGGTTTCAGGATGCGGTAATTTTCAGATACATGTGCCTGAAGGGCATCCAAAAATTTCCCATAATTTTTGTGATTTCCTAACTGTTCCGGTTCATCCCCATAATATTCTATGTCCCAATAGGGCGGGCTGGTTATCGTGAAATCCGCGCATTCAGAATCAATGGAGGGAACTGAAGCAGAGGAACCTTCAATCAATGTAATAGAACAGGGATTGGGAAATATACAATGTTGATTTTGAGCCAATAATTTGTCTCTGATTATGAGGTTGTGCTTCATGAATTCCTTGCTCACGTCCACCCCGATGTAATTACGCTTGAGATTATATACCAGTTGCATACGGCTGTTATGACCAGCGAATGGATCATAGACCGTTTGGCCTTCCTTTGTATAAAATTTGACCAGAATTTTTCCAATATTTTGGGGGAATATAGATAAACCGCCCTTTTTGCCGCGCACTGCCGTACCCGATATGACGAACAGTTTGCGGTAAAAATTCCCCTTCACTTTTCGCATAATGCTCTTGTGTCGTTCGCATTTCAACGGTCCCCGTTCATCCATAATTGGATCATTTGCGTCCGAATTTTCCCTGGCCATGATACTGGTTGGAATACATCCAAGCATCAGTTTGAATTCAGCACGTATACGTGAGGATTCCTTGTAAGATTCAATAGTTTTTGGCATTTTTCTTATCCACCCGGTTGATCCAAATAACATGATCCAGCCGTTCAGACCGGAAATGAATGGTGTTATCACCTACGGTACCTTCCGTCATTTGTTTCAAAATTTCTTTGAAATTCCTGGGGTTGATAAGAAAGGATATGGGCGAAGATTTGTATTCGATCCTACAATGTTCCTTACACCATCCCGATTGTCCTTTGCCTTCCATCTCAATCAGATCCTCCTTGAGGTGCACTTCAATGACTTCATCTAACGGATCAGTTGAAAGGAATACTGAAACACGTTCAATGATATTCTCCATATTTTTTGGGAATTTAATCAATTCCTGATTTTCTTTGAGTACCCGTTTCATGATATCATCCAAATCGGGATAGTTCATATTCTGATAAGTGCGACATGAAATTATGAAATCATTTTTTTCTTCGGTGGAAAAACGTATCCAATTACGGTCTGGAGTAATTCCATATTTTTTTAGCGTCTCATAATTCAGCAATTGTTTTGCGCTGGAGGCAGGAAGGAGAAATGGATCCAGTTTTTTCTTTTTTTCCATATCTGTTTTGTAACGCATGAGGCGGAAATTGTCGCATGATTCGATCAAGCCGGTCTGGCTAATATTCACGCAGGTCAAAACGGGATTGTTTTGATTTTTGCTCACGCAAGGGATACAATACCGCAAACCATCAAAGAATCCTCCCGGCAAGGACATGACCTTTTCTTCCTGTTGAATTTCTTCCACGGGAAGGGTAATTGTTTTTTCTATTCTGATGCCCGCACTCATTCGATTGGCCTTGATGATTAATTCTTCATTGGTAAATTCCAACTCCAACTCCTCAGTCTGCGTACGTTCAATCAGCTTGTATAATTCCTCTGCCGGCACTGCGCATTCAGGCAGATTGACTTCAATAGGTGCCTCAACAGAAATTTCATCATTGAAGGTGTACACACGGTTTCCCTTGAACACAAATGTGCTAGATTGTTCAACGATGGCCTGATTGGATAATCCTGGCTTTACCTTGTCCAGAGTTTCCAAAAATATTTTGCGGTTCAATTTTGTTTTCATTTGAAATATCTCCTTTTTATTTTATCCATTTCCATGAATAAATCGAATTCACTTCAATGGGATTCAAACGTAATTTGAAATTTTGTAATCCAATATTATCCAAACATCCTCCATCATTGACCCGTTTTTCCTTGGAAAGTATTTCAGGATCAGTGTAAAAAAGATATCTCAAATATTCATCCAAAAAAGGTTGACCAGGCATGACTACGCAACATCTGTAATTAATGAATTGATGATTTTCATCCCATACGTTCATACCAAGCAGCTGATCCTGGTAAAATATACCCTTGCGGTGACTTCCATTGAAGCAGAAATTAGTCAATGTATAATAATCATGAATCTCATAATCATACCGTGGATGATAGTGCGTGAGTATCCATTGAGACACTAGGAGAGGTAAACCTATTTCATCATCTGACAATGGAAGGTATTCGCTATCAGGATGATGTTTCGGCCATTTGCGGATATTTTTTCTGAACACAGACCATTTTGATCCAGATAAATCAATAAATTCCATTGGATCATAAATAAATTCATAATCCAAAATCGAAGAAAGCACAATATTTTCTGGTATATTATTTATTTTTCCTTCTGATTTGTACCAGTGTGATCCTATGCTCCAGCCACTCCATATTGTATCATATTTTGGATCATGACCCGGATAGCCGACTGAACCATCGTTGATATTGATTGGAGGCACAGCATAGGCTTCAGGTGCCTCCTCCTCCTCCCACCATACATAATCATGATCTATTATTTCACGCAGATCTGACAAATACAAATACTCATCACTCATCCAGAAATTTGGACGTATTTGAAACCTCTGTAACGTTTGACAATATATTGAAACCGGTATCAATTGATTTTTCATTTTGTTTTTTCTCCTTTTTTCTGCTTCCGCATCTTTTTTTTATGGCGCATTCCTGTCGTTGTTTTCCGTCTCTCATCAAATCAGCCGTGTTACCTTTTTTTAACCGTTCGATGAGGGCACGGCTCACTTGTCCGGTTTTTCTGCTTTTTCCGCCCATTATTTGACTCCTTTCGACAAGGTTATATTTCCCAGTTCATCATATACACAAAGCGCAATCACGCAATCCATTCTAAAATTCCTTCCACGAACACGGCAATAATTAACATCCCGGTTGAAATACATTTCAAGTAAATCATTGAATGAAAACAAAGCCAGGAAATCATTAGTGCGCACTCCAATTGGTCCAAAACCCCCAGTATTTATTTCATCGGAATGGCCCACACCAAATCCGCCCATATTCCGCTTGGTGATCCTAATGATTGTTCCATCATAGATATTTTTTTGGATTATAATCAATTCCTTATTTTCAGCCATAAATTCAATATGACTGAGAGAAGGGTTGAGGAAGGATATGATTTCTTTGGACAAAGTTACCTGACTTCTATTTGTCTTTGGCATTTCAAATTCAGAAAATAATTTCCTCATATCTATTTGATCGGGTATTCCACAGGATTTGGTACGGATGTATTCATTTCCCTGTTGAGTAAATACAACCTTACCTTCTGATTCAATGAAATCAGAGCTGTCGTAATCATTTGCATTAAATGTTACGCAGTGCTCAAATGAAGGTGCTGATGAAGGCAATACAAAGCGGAACAAAATCGTTTTGTCGGTGTTCAGTATGTAGATGTCTCTGTCTATTACCTGGATAACGCTACGCAACCTCCCTGATTGATCTAACGCAGCAGCATGCGAGAATATTGTCTCAATTCTTGAATCAATTTTCATTTTTTGAATTCTCCATTTTGTTGATTATACGTTCCAAGTTGAGTATCGTATTCGACAATTCCTCGACAAAATCCTTGGAACATTTCTCACAGGCCTTTTTCAATGTTTCCATCTGATCTAACCGGACGATAACAGATTCGCCATTATAGTTTTTGACCAGAGTAACAATATTGAATGCGTCATCTTCATCCTCTCCATTCTGTTGTTTACTCTGTTGTTTACATTGAATTTCTTCTTTCATTTTGATGAAACAGTTTGCCATTGTCGAACAACAAAGGCTCATACATTCTCCAACAGATAATTGATTCAAGGCCTTTATGGCTTGTTTGAATTCTTTGGTCGTATTTTCATTATTTTCATCATAGGAATTAACTAGGATCAAATCCAGCGAATGATCTGCTTCTTGTTCATCGATAATTTCAAATCCATTTAATCCATATTTATTGTCCATTCTTGTATCTCCCTTTGATCTCGTCTGTTATATTATTAAGGAATTCAACAAATTTTTTCTGAAGTCAATTTCAGATTCATATTTCCAAATCATTCCGTCCTCATCCCGTCCTGCGGGCTCGATACCCGCACCCCAATTGACTGCGTATGCCCAATTTCCGTCTACATTCCAAAGTTGCTTGACCTCCATTTTTAGTCTTTTGGATAGGAATCCACCGTTTTGTTCTACATATTCGGCGAAATCATTCCATGTAGTAGGACAATTTCCACGGCTAACGATGAACCTTGCCGCAGGAACCGCACTGCCGTAATTAAATCCGCAATCCCTCCATAAGTCGCCGACCTCACAACAAATGAGTTGCGAATTATTTGGCACATTTCCCAAATCAAATGTTGAACATTTGAATCCCGCCCTCCGGAATAAATCCATGTATGAATCTAGGAGCAATGATCCGATCCCTTGACTGTCTGATTCCAAAAGGAACATTCGGTCAAAATCTAGTCCAATCTCGAGAAAATTCTGCCTGATCCCCGGATTGTAGGCACTGTAGGAATAGGTATCAAACGTAATGTGTTTTATTTTGGCATATTTCAACGCATCCATATATTCGGACAACATGGTAGGGGAATCGTTCAGAAAAACCATATATGGCTCAATTCTGGCCACAACCCGCACTCCGCCTAGGGAGAGATTCCGGCAGGCATCAATACGTTTCTGAAAACACGGTGCTCCTGGCTCAACCTTCTTCAAAAAATCTTCGTCACAAGAAATCATCGTCATATGAACAGCGGCCTTAGCTGAGTTGGATGCGAGAGCCTCTACATAAGCCTCCTCTCCTACTAGATGAGATTTTGTGTTAATCATTACAGGATATTGGCGTTCAGATAGGTATTGAAGCAGAGCCAGACTAACACCCTCACGCTTCTCTCTGGGTGTGAAATCTTCAAACCTGATTCCTAAACGCATTGGAATTTTAAGTGCTATTGCCTTACCAATTTCGTTATTTATAGAGTGAGGATCCTTGTACCGGTATGTATCGAAAAGCTTGTCCAGTTCCTTTTTGTAATAATCAGGATTGCAATGACGCAATCCAATTGATTTTGAGTTATCGAAAAAAGATGTGTATAGGCTGGCCCGGAAATAATCAGCAAAACAATATTTACAACGGAATGGGCATTTCAGTCCATCCCACACATCCAGGTTGAAAGGCATTGGACAGGCGGCTGCCCGCAGAGAGACCTCCAAAAAAGAGTTGACTTCAGTTTCATTGAGCAACCGCTGTACATTGTCCCATTCTCCAGTCTGGAGGTTAAATTGCTTGTAATTGGTTTTGCGTCCCTTTTCTTTAACCAATCCGGCTTGGGCCGAATTCATTTGATGAAGGACAGTTTGTCGAGGTATGATCCGTTTAATTTGTTCACGCAATTCCCAATAATCTATACATTCGCGTGTTGAAGAAATAGATTGAACTGTCACTGCTTCGCCTCCTGTCCTATGTTCCAGAATAAAACCCTTTGTCTTAGACAGGAATGATTTTCTAACAACCATTGCCATGCCTTCAAGTCATAATATGGATGACAGGGAAAAGGTGCTTTTATGGTGGGTTTTTGTGTGTATTCCCAACCAGGATCAATCAGCTTGAATTTACTCAAGCTGGGATTAATGACCGAT